TTGCCCGTGGCGGACAGCAACCCCGATACCCGGATAGGCTTTGCGCCCAATGGGTTGTCTTGGGTGTACACACCCTCGACGCCGATAATCGTTCCCATGAACGTCCGCGTCTGCGGCGGTAGAAGCTCCTGCTTCTCGGCGCGCGTCGTTAAGGATGTCCCGCTAAACGTCGGCGTGCTCATTGTCTATTCTCCCGGCGCGGGGCCAGTGCCACGATTGGATGTGTCGGCTGTCGCGGGGTCAACGCCGTTTATGATGTTGGTCTGGCTTGAGATGTTATTGACAACCTGCCCCGCAGTGACAGGTGGGATATCCGTTCCGGCTACAGAGGCCCGCTGTGCTGCGCTGGGCGTCGTGGTGATATCGCGAGTAAAGGTAGTGCCAAGACCACCGGATACCGCCTCTTCTCTTGTGAAACTTTTCCCTAATTGGATGCTGCGCAGGAATTGGATACAATCCCTGATATGCACATTGAAGCGTTCATAGAAGTTCTTCTGCGAACCGACAATCTCCCAATCTTGTGCCTCTTCTGCCAAGTGGTCGCCAACAACGATTTTGGCTTTCGCTGCATTGGCAATATCGTTACCTGACGAAGCGACACCTTCAAGAGCAGGCTTTACCCTCTCGCTCCACACCTTCAGAAGAAGAAAGAGTTGCCTCGCCTGATCGGGCGATAGCCTTTCTTCGTCGCCGAGTCCAACATCCCTCATCCGTGATTGGAACTGAAGGATTCTCCCCTCTGTTTCTTCCGGGTCTTCCATCCCAACAAGAGACGTAAGCCGAAGCGAAATGCGGGCGGCTTCCAACTCGCCGCCCGGCTCTCGCCCAGTAACCGCAGTACGCATGGATTCCCGCTGTGCCGCAATTCGCGTTTGCGCTTCTGGTGCTGATATTCTCTGTGCGGCTCTCGACCGTACATCAGAAAAAGTTTGCCGCCTGCCCGAAGCAAGCGTCTTGTCATATACACGAGAGAAGGAAGACTGCGCGGTGAACGCAATCTTGTCCAGCACGCGAGGCGGGATGCTTGTGCGTTGTGCCAGTTGGCGAACCCGTAGTCGCTTCTCATCAGCCGACTTCCCGCCTTGCAGGAATGTTTGGTACGCACTTACCAAATCCGTGATCGTATAGGTTTCCGGGTCAGCGCCAATATCGCGTAACAACTTCCGCGTGAACCCATCGGCGGGCATTCGCGTCAGACGTGTAAGCTGTTTCAGTGCCGTCTTTGTCAATTCCGGTGCGTTCGGGTCTTCAAACTGAGCGAAGGCCGCTGCCAGTGCGGCTTGCTCTGTTGGATCATCCATGCCCGCCTGAATCAGACCAGCAGAAACCGGCGTCAGGATTCTTTGCAGGTTCTCTGGTGTGACGGCAGACTGCTGGGCCACACCTGCAAACTGGGCTGCCGCTTCCCTTCTCGGTGCTCCAGTGAGTTTGAACTGTTCAGTCAGGACAGAGAAGAGTTGCCCCGCTGCTGGCCCTGACATACCCGTGCCGCGAGCAGTTGTCAAGACATCGCCAATTGCTCCGCCGCCAGTTCGCGGGATGATATCGAGCAACGTCTGAGCGACTTGCTGTTGGGGAAGGTCGAACTGCGCACCGAGCTGGCCTGATTGGCGGAATGCATCCACCTCAGATACTCCAAGCTGCTGTGCCAAGTTCCTATTCAGCGGCGACCCGATAGCGAATGCCGCCTCTTTTAGTCTGGCCTGCTGCTGTCGGATTGCTTCGGCATTTGCCGCATTGATTGCCAACTGATTCTCGTGGACCTGTTTCATCAGCCCCACTACACCCGCCAGGCCCACCCCGACACCCGCCAAACCAGCAGCCACTCCGACAGCGGACTTCCCGAATGCCGCAAACCCCGAAGCGCCTTGCTTGCCAGCATCTTCAGCTTCGTCGCCGACCTTACCAACAGCCTGTTCAAGACCGAGCGCGTTACGCAACGCCTTGGCCGTCTTCAGGTCAAGTTCTATTGGTATCTTTTCAACAGCCATTGGCCTAATCTCTCACGCAAGGTACGCTTCGGGGGTGGGGGCGGGTCGAACAATTCAGTCTCGGCGGGTACGTCGAAGATGTGCGAAAAGTCAAACGCGGGCGGGTCCGGGATGGTCGTCTCGCCGCCCTTGGCCCACTGGTCAATCTGGACAAGCCACGTCGCCGATTCGCCGTCCAGCACAAGCAAATCAGACAACTGCTCGTCCGAGAGGTCATACTTGCCTCTCAGGGCCTCAGCAGCAGCCGTCAGGGCCGCTGTAAGCCATTCTGATTGCTCAAGGGCATCAAACCGCGTCGTCTGGTGCCCGCACGTCTGGCACGTCTGTACGTCCACCTGGGGCGTGACGTTCAGCATCGCCTCGGCGGCCGGGTACTCGTCTTCATTGGCCGCGAACGTGGGCACACCATCCACGAACTTTGGCTTTGCAACGGCGGCGCGCGACGGAAGCTGCCACAACGCATTGTAAATGCGCAGGTGCGGCCCGTCGCTCGCCTGGTTGCGGAACTCGACGCCCTCGCGCCGGGATTCCACCTCCAGCCGCTGTGCTACGTGGGCGCGCATCAGGTGAAGCTTTCAGCGGCAGTCGTCCCGTCGCTAGAGCCGAACGAGAACGGCAGGGAAGCCGAGCCGCCCGCGTCCTTGGCGACATTGGCCGAAGCCGAGCCGACGATGACGTTCAAGAACGTCTTGGTCCCGTCACTGGCCCCGCCCATGCCCTTGACGGCGACGGTCATCGTGCCCGATGTGCGTTCCATCGCCTCGGCGAGAATGGGATTGTCGAAGGTGATCGTGCCGGAATACCCGCCCTCGCTTCCGAGGTAAGGCGCGCCCGCTCGCGTGTTCCCGTCCGCAGCAGGTGAAGGGATGATCGTGGAAGACTTGTTCCACGAAATCGACTTCACGCCGGTATACGAAACGCTGCCGACTGTGACGGTCTGGGGGTCTGTGATTGATCCGGTTGCTGCCATGTTAGGTGCTCCTGTCTAATGAGACGTAGGTGTCAAGATCGGGAAGCCGAGGGTCATCGGCAGGGTGAACGCGATCCACGGAGGCCGCGCTGTTTCAGTTTCTACATCGCTCATCACGCCCCATCGGGGGCCCTTGGGATGGAATGTGTCGTTGTCAGAGATTCCAGTGGCCGTTACGCTGATCGTCGCGTCGGCCTCGATAGCATTCTTCACAAGATTCGCCAGTCGGAACTTCTCTTTCGTCTTTTCGGTTTCGTCCGTCTTGCTCGCGCACTGCTTGCCGACGTAAATCGTCAGTTCCAGCGTGTTGTGCCGCTCGGTTGGGATACCCCGTATCTCTTCACCCATCGTCGCAAGAATCGCACAGAACGGCGTCTTGTTCTTGAACATCGTCTGCTCGATTTGCGCCGCTGACGTACTGGCCACGACGCGCTCGAAAACCTTCTTGCCCTTCAGGAACGCATCGTCAAGCGCAGCGATAACCGCGTCAATCAGCGTTCCCTCAGTATTGGTTACGGTGATGGCTTCAGTGGTCATAGATTGCCGCCTGAGAGTATTTTGGTTGTGAGGGCCTTGAAGACTATCGTGTACAGCTTGGTAACGGCTTTCGCTGACGCCACGTTCCGAACGTGCATCCACTTTCGCATTGGGGTTGTGGCGTTGCCCATCTGATGCACGTTGGCATAGTTCGCTGTCTTCGGGTCAACCTTCGGCGTCCATACGAGAAACAATGCGCCGCTTGCGCCTATCTCATAGTCGAAGTTCGCTGGGTCGAGCATCCCGCCTGCACGCCCGGTGTTCCCAACACCTCGAAGCCAGAACGGAACGCCCTTTTGCCCGGCCTTGCCCTTGCGCTTTGCATATTCAGGTGAGTAGTTCGCGTACTGCTGCTGCATGGGGCCGAGGCCCGCCTTAGCCTGAGCGATGATGACGTTTATGAGTTCCTTGCCAGCGGGGCTCTTCTTGATCGCCTCACTGACCGTCTTCCGGTCAACCAGCTTGCGGATATTCTTGAACCACTTTCGAAACTCTTTCGACTGCTCAACCTTGGCCATTACGCCCTCTTGAGCCGCACCGTGGCCGATGAGTTGGATTCCTCCGCCGTATCACCACTACCCGACTTGAAGGCCAGGCGAATCCCGCCGATGGCCCGCTCATATTGCTCGGACCAGTGCGTCGCGCCTTCGGAATACATCGTCGGGTCGGCTCGGAGATGGTCCTTGCGCAAAGCGATGTCCAAGGCCCGATACGCGCACGCCTGCCGAAGCTGGTCAGGGTTCGCGATCTTGCGCAAGTCAGGGTACGTCCGGTCGGCGTCCGTGATGAACCATGCCTCTTGCGCACCGTACCCGGCCAGTTCGTCCATGAACGTCTGCATTACGCGCGCCATGACATCGCCGTGGGCAACGCGAATCACGTCAGCCATGCCGTCGGTATCATCCCACGAACTCAGGTTGTCCAAGTCGCCGAACAGTGCCGCCATATCCTCATCCACGCACATCGACACGCAGACGGGCACGGCGGTAACATCGGCGAGGTACTGGCGAATCTGCATCGTGCCGGACAGGCCGCTCGCATTGGCCGCCGCGAACGTCACCGTCACGTCATTGTCGCCGGTGTTATCACAGCCTGAAACGTCCACAGCCGAAGCCAACGCTACGGAACTCGACACCGCCTGGTCCTTGTACAGCGTACAGGTAACGTCGTCGCCGGACTTTGTAGCGCCCAGCCACAGGATACCCGAATCGCTGTTCAGGTTGTCCGCGTGCGTGCGCAGCCCGGATAGACGCCAGTTCGTCGTCGTCAGTTCGTCGCTGCGGTCTTCGTACGGGATTATCTGTTCCCATTTGCGTGCCATGTTCTATCCTTGCCTCAGCATTCGGATTATGTAAACGGCGGCTATCACGAACATGCCACCGAACAGGATTGCCATTATTGACCAGTCAGGCATTGATTTTCTCCAACACAGCGTGTCTCAACTCGTCTTGGTCGCGCGGCGCAACACTTGCCGCCAGCTTCCGAAGGAGCACCCCGTCGAAGACTTCAACGACATCATCGCCCAGGTTCACCTTCAACCATTCGACTTCGGCCCGCATTTGTGCCGCGGTCCCATTGTCAGCAGCCCGCTTGTGGTGGTGTTCGTTCACCCCGTAGAAGTCCGTCTTGCCGTCAACATACGTCGCTTCCATGCCCACGAGGTACACCGGCCGACAGCCGAGCGAATGCGCCCAGCGAGCCGCGCAACAGCCCGTGTTGCCATTGCACACCAGCGTTGAAGGCGTGGCGTTGTGTGCCACCGCAGCATCGCCAACGTGAGTCAGTAGCCCGTGGTGGCCCTGTGTATCAGCGACGGACTGGTCACACACCAGCAGGGCCTTCGTGTCGTCCATCAGGGCACGGTTGGCTACGTCAGTGCGCGAGACTGTGCCGTCAACCCACACGAGCACCGTTGGCGTGAACACTTGCAATATCCGGTTCACCCCTACAGTAAAGCACCCGGCAAGGCACTCAAGGTCGTCAACCGGTAGCCGCGGCGAGTTACCCAGAATGAAAGCAGGCCCGAAATCGGTCAGCATACCATTCCCTTCCCATCGCCATAGACTGCCACTGCTCGGCGAGTGTATTCAGGGCCTCTTGGTCGGGGACGGGGAATACATGGTCCCACGCCAGCAGTTCATCCAGCGCACGTCTCATGCGCTTCTCGTTCGGCCCGTTGTGGTACGGACTGACGCCGTAGAAGTTCGTCTGGGCCTCACCGGTTTCGTCCGACACATAGCCCCCGGACATCCCGAGAAGATACACCGGCCGACAGCCGAGTCCCATTGCCCAGAACGCCGCCGCCGTGCCCATGTTGCCTGTCGCCGCTATCCTACTCGCATCGTTCAGTTGGTCGTGGCAGGGGTTCGCTGAGTTGCCAAACGGCTCAAGGTCGTTCGCGCGTTTCTTGTCATAGTTGATCTCGTCACGAATGAAGACAACAGCCTTGCTCTCGTGGTACAGGATCGCGTCGGGATGGTCCGCCTGCCGCTCGGACACATCCCGCTCGATCTCGTTATCAGTCCACATTACAATCGTCGGGTCATACCCAGACCACCAAATGCGGTTGACGCCGATTGTCAGTAGGCCGTCAAGGGGCGATAGGTCTTCAGGAAGTGTCGGCCCGTTGCCCAAAACGAACACGGGGTGATGGTTCAAGCACCCGGTGCAACGCTTCCAGTCAGCGGGGCTCCCGACAAGGCTCATCGCTCGCCCTTGGCCCTTCTTTCAGCACGGTCGGCTGCCTTGCACACATCCCTCTCGCACTGGTGGGTTTCTTCCGGTGTCAGGCCGCCCCGTTTCTGGCCACGGCGAATATCGACAAGTTCCGCCACGTCCTTCTCTACTACTTTGCGCGTTAAAATACTCACTTCTTGTTACTCCTGCCCTGCTTCACCAGCCCGCCGGGGATCAATGCCCGGATGTCGCCAATGATGATCCGGCCATTGCTGCCCGTTCCAACCACAGTTGACAGGTCGATGCTGTTCGTTTCCGCTAGTGCCCGCGCGTCATCGGAGATACGCACGTCCGCTGTGGCCGGCGGCGCGGGTTCCGGTGCGGGGTCGGGCCTACGCTCCGGCTCCAGAACCGGCGCGACGGGTGCCAACTTGTCGGCCATGCTCTTCTGTGCCTCGGCGATGTAGTCAGGGGCCTTGTCCAAGCCGGACTTCGACAGTTCCTGCTGAGTCTGGGCGAATATCTGCGGCGCAGCGGAACGGTTGCGTGATTCCAAACTGTCAAGTTGCATCTGAGTCGGGCTTTGCGGGTCGGCCAGAGGATGCTTGTAGCCCTTCGTCTGTTTCATCCACTCGATCTTCGATGTGTTCGGGTGGCCCTGGACGTGGCTGTCCATGTTGATTTCGATCCGGGTCTTGGCATAACCAAGCTGGCCCGTCGATTCAATCTTGCGCTTGTGCCAGCCGCCGGTCCACATCTCAACGTAATCCGACCGGCAACGGCTTCCGCCGCCATCGGCCAGGTGCGGGCATCTGCTCGATCCATTCGCCTTGAACGGCCAGACGACGCCTTGCGAGTCGATGATATACCGAGCCTGTAGTGTCGGGCTTCCCGCAATCCGCGAGAAGTTATCCACCACCGCCTGCCCGTTGTTATCCATCACCGCCTGCCCCGTCTGGGCATTGTGGCGAATCAGCTTGCCATAAGTGGCAATCACATCGAGGTACAACGCAACGCTCTTCTTCTCCATCTCCGTCATTTCGTATCGGTCTTCGTACATTTCAATCTCCTGGCCCGTCCGGGCCGTTTCTGCGCCGTCCGGCGCTGTTCAGGTCGTAGAGTAGTCCGCAAGTCGGGGGACGCACCCGAAGGCACGCCCCCCACCTGCGACCTGACTCGGTTAGGCGTCAGTTGTCAGCGGGACACCGAAGGCATCCCGGATCTCGCCCACGCCATACGCGGCGGTGACGACGATCTCGGTGGAACGCGCCGAGGCGTTCCGTTCCAGTTCCGTCCGAATCGGACGAAGGGTCACGAGGCCCATCGCCTGCTCAGTGAACATCGCACCAACGCGGTCTGCGCTGGAGTTGGCCGTCGGGCATTCGGTCGTGTGCCACACGCCGACACCGAACAGAAGGCCGAAGAAGCCAGCCTCGCTGCCACCGGGCAGTACGCCCTGCGTGACAAGCTGGTCGAACGCCGCGAACGGCGTGCCAGTGCTGGCCGAAATGGCATTCGCCAGATCGGTGATCTGCCGCGGGTGCAGCACGCAACGAGGCGTGCCGATGGCATTCGCGTTCATCAGGGTAAACTTCGCTTCCAGGAAGTTCGCCACGGTGATGTTTGTGCCGCTCGTGCCGATGGCCGTGGAACTGTTCAACGAAGCGAACAGGTCGCACAGGTCGGACGTGACCTTCTCGGCGATTCCTCGCCCAGTTGCGGCAGCCCAGGTTCCGACATCAGCAGCCACCGTCTTCGCAATTTCCTGCGAGAAGTCGGTGATGTCCGTACTGCCGCCGACCTCGGCAACCGTGATGGTCGCCTCGGTGGTGGTTCGGGCAGTCGCCGTGATGTCCGAAGCCTCCGTAACTGCGGCAACGGCCACGGACGGGATGATGGACTGGTTCCATACCTTGCCCATGCCCTGACCCAGCGTGTCGTTGAACACGAGGGGGGCAACGACGTTGAATGCACGCGCCTCCAACAGAAGGCGGTCTTGGATGGACTCTGCCGGTACAACGGTGGCCAGAGTCGTGGTGGTGGTTTGCGCCATGGTAAGTTACTCCTACTGGCCAAACAGCCCGTCTCCGGCCGGTTTGGCAAACGCGAGCGCCGACAGTTCACCAGGCTGCATATTCGCTGCTTCCTGCTGTTCCGCCGTCATCGCGTTCCATTCCGCTACGGACTTGGGCTTTTGGCCTGCTTGCGCGGGTGTGTTACTGCCTCCCCCTGGCTGCGGTGCTCCCGAGCCGGGTTTGGCGTTGGCTTTGCAAAGTCCAGGATGCTTACCCAGATAGTCGTCAACGAAGACCTGGGTATCCGTGACCTTGCCCTGTGCGTTGAAGAGCGGCTGTCCGTCCACACCCGTAAACACAGGCACGAACTGCCCGCCGACTTCAGACATGGCGATACGATGCCGCAAGGCATCGGCCACCACATCGGCGTCGATGGGTTGCAACTGTGACGACTTGATAGCCGCCTCCAGTGACTTGTCACACAACAGCGCGGTGAGTTGGACATTCCGGTCCTCGACCACCTGATTCAGTTGTGACACTTGCTCTTCCAACGGCTTGCGTGCAGAAGCCGCGATAGCGTCTGCATCTCCGGCCTTCAGGGCTTTCGTCCGAGCCGCTTCAGCACGTTCGGCCTTGACCGTATTCAACAGGTCGAGGTCTTCCGGTGAAACTTGCGGGCGGCCTTGAAGGTCCACGATTTGCTTTGCCATCGCGTCATGCTGCGCCTTGGCTGCCGACGAGGCCGCCTTGGCTGCGTCGCGTGCTTCAAAGGCTTTCTTCGCCTCTGCTTGGTAGTACGCGGCGTCTTTGGTCCCATTGCCGTCCGGCTTGGGTTGTCCATCGCCCGGCTGTTGCGATGCGGGGTCCGGCACGGGTGCGCCATCCGGCGCGGGTATGAGGTCAGACATTGTGTGTCTCCTGGCCCATCCGGGCCGTTTGGGGGTTTCAGGTACGCAGAATGAAAAGACTGTCCCAGTAGTTGCTCTCGCTGCCCTTGAGCGTCCGCTCATGCTGGGCAACGTCATACCACTGGCTTATGTGAGTCAGCATTAACTCGAAGTAATGCTTTGGTTCCGGGTTCCGGCCGGGGACGAGCTCGTGGAAGCTGACCGTTATCTGTTTCGCTATTGGCCCCGGCCAGTGCTTCAGTATCTCGTATTCAGCACCCTCAACGTTCAGCTTCACAACATCGAAATGCCCGATCTCGTATTCGGCCATCAGTTGCGGAACGGTTCGAGCCGGTATCTGTCGCCCGCCATCGTCGCTCGTGTAGCAGCACTCGGCTTCGTCCTGATGAACCCACCCGATCCGATGCCGCTCTTTCCCCACAAGGGCCACGTTCGCAAACTCCAGGCCCAGAAGGTTCGGAACGGCCAATCTCGGGGCAGGGTCCACCGCAAGCACCCTCATACCACGGGACGCCATATCAGAGACAAATCCCCATCCCATACACCCGCCGTCAAGCACCCATCCGCCGGGTGTCAATAGGTCGCATCGGACAGTCTTGTAGTCAATGACCGTATTCGCCACGGGTATACCTTCCCAGCAGTTCGGCGAACTTCGCGGACATCTCGCCGCCCAGCCGTTTCGTCATCTGCCCAGGGTGGCGTCTCTGGTAGTACCACGGCTTTGCGAGGAAGCCCCACTGAGCGCCGGCGGCTATCCCCTGTAGGTTGTAATCGGTGTCGCACGATACGTCATGCTCCGCACGCCATCGAAGTTTATTGTCTACGTGGAACGCCCGTCGCCACACGGCAGAACCGTTACACACGCCCGTCTCGCCATTGAGATACCGCTGGATGTCCATCGGGCCGACTATGACGTTCTTGATGAACGCACCCTGTTCGTCGATATACATCATGTCGCACGTTACGTGCGTGATGTTAGGATCCTCATCGAGCATCCCAATCTGCTGCGAGATCCTCAGAGGGTGGTGCATGTCGTCAGCGTCAAGCCTCGCAAGGAACGTGCCCCGCGCAACATCGGCCGCCCTGTTCAGCGATTCCGCCTGTCCAGCATGTTCTCCGATAACGACGTGAATCCGGGCGTCGTCGTGGGCGGCCCGCAGGATTTCGTCCAGCGTCTCGTCCGCGCTGCCGTCTTCGCATACGATGAGTTCCCAATTCGGGCAGGTCTGCGTTTGGATAGATTCAATGGCGTCGAAGACGAACTTCTCACACTGCCAGGCGGGCATCAGGATGGAAACAAGTGGGGTCATCGCATCTTCTCATAGCCGTACTTCTCGAAGTCCACGCCAGCCCACTTCTCAATATCGTGTGCAATGGCCCCGGTGTACTCGTCACGCCACGGCCTGCCTTGGGTTTGGTTCGGCGCGGGTGTCAGCGTCTCCGGCCCGTTCCAGAATGGAAGCACCCGACAATCCTCGCTCATCGTCTCGGTATGCAGGATGGCATCGTATTCATTCCCCCCATGCCATACATGCTGCGGCTTCGTCATTCGCCACTGTGACCAGCGGCCGTTTGCGATACCCTCTGCAAACTCGGCAAACGCTACACCGGCAACCCGGTACTTCCGTTCCATCCCCATCGCACGCCACATCGACACGGCCCGCGAATATGGGTTGCGGGCCGTCGTGAACTTGAACCAATCAGCACAGTCGGGCAGTATCTCAGTCCGGTGATAATCGTCCCACGGCTCAAAGTGCGTTCCGCCATACCGTTTCATCAGCACCCTAAACATCGTGTGCGTGCCCGTCCTTGGGCACGATACGTATACGGCGCGATGGTCTGGAATGAGTATCACAGCTTGTATACCGTTCGTTCGCATCGCAGATTGTGCCTGTACGTGACGAGCTTCGCAGAAAACATCCCGTCAATCTCGTTACGCGACCAATGCGTGAACGGTCGAACCGGCGGTTCGCTGTCGCTCCGCTCCGTGTGCAGCTCGACCAGAACGTCATTAGCTCGGTTGCCCAAATCAATCAGGGTTTCCGGCAAACCGCCGTAGTCCATATTTATTCGGTGATGAACCGACAGGTACAGGATGACATCGAACTTCCTGCCCGGATCGATCTCAGTGAATAGCACGTCCTGCTGCTCGATGTGCTCGGCTATGACCTTGCCCTGCCTGCGGGTCGCATCGCTCGGCTCAACCACAAGACACTGTGCCCCAGCCTCAGCCGCCCGGAAAGCATGGAACCCGGCGTTCCCCCCAATGTCCAAGACCCGCTTACCCGCCCAATCCACCGTATCCTTTATCGTGTCCCAAACGAACTGTGAGTTCGCTTTCTGCGTCGGCGTCCACGGCCACGATTGGAACCAATACTGACCGTCCGCCCATTCACGAGCCTGCTCATGGGGCCATCGGTCGAATATCTCAAGTTCGACCTGGCCGGTCTTGAACAGGTCTGGCAACGGCGATTTCGTGATAATCTCGACTATCCGCTTCGGCTGCTCGCTGCCCTTGTCGCGTGTCACCCAACAGTATCGGCCCTCATTGCCCTGTGATAACATAGCAAACCAGTACCAGCGGTTGTGCGTCTCGATACACGGCGTCTCGGCAAACACGCCCTTCAGTTGGACGTTGAACGTGCCGACCATGCGGCAGTTGAACTGCTCATCATAGGACGCTAGGTGATGCGAGGCCTGGCCCTGGCCGGACGTGTACTTACCGAGATACGCTGCACTCACAGTGGGCCTTTTCGTAGTTGATGACTTCGCGGATGGTCTTGTCAAGCGGGATATCTGCCTTCCAGCCTGTGAGGCGTCCTATTTTCGTCACGTCAGGCACACGGGCAGGTGTGTCCTCGAAGTCGGGTCCGTAGGCATCGGCGTAGGGAATATGTGAGTATGCGCCAGCTGGATGGACACACCGACCAGAAACGTGGTTCACCCACACCCCTACCTTTGTAGCCATATCGTAAATCTCGACAGGCACATCACTGCCGACGTTCACAATCTCGCCAATGGCCTCGTCACACCACACCAAGGCAATCAACGCCCGCACGGTATCCGCAACATTGCAGAAGCATCGCGTTTGTGTTCCGTCGCCATACACCTGTAACGGCTCGCCACGCAACGCCCACTGGACGAATCGCGGCAGCACCATGCCGTACTTGCCCACCTGCCTAGGCCCGACCGTGTTGAATAGCCTGCAAACCGTTGTGCGTGCGTCACTCGCCAGCGCGATATGCTCTAACGCCAGTTTGCTCACCGCATAGGACCATCGAGGCGAGTTGCCAAGCACAATCGGCGAATCCTCAGAGAACGGCGGCTGTCCGTTGCCGTACACCTCCGAAGACGACGTGATAATCAGCCGCTTGCCTTTACACACGCGGGCAATCGCCTCAGCACCTTGCACGTTCTCAATCAGCCCGCCTGCGGGGTCGCCCATCGTCGCCATCACGCCAACGCGCGAGGCCAGATGGAACACCGTATCGCAAGGGGCCGCTATCCGCTGTAGGTTAGGCACGAACTGGACTAGCCCACGTGTGAACTCCACGTCCAGTCTGTCGAGATTGACGGCACTTCCCGTGCTCAGGTCGTCGATTATCGTTACATGACAGCCACGGGCCAGCAACGCTTCGGCGAGGTGCGAGCCGATGAAGCCCGCGCCGCCGGTGATAAGGACGTTCTTCACGCCACACCAGCTTTCGCAAACGCCGCGTCCATAAGCGGCTTGAACCATTCTTGAATCAGCTTCTCAGGCTGGTAGTGCTCCTCAAGCCAAGCCCGGTTCGCTGCGCCGCGCTCGATAGCAGCCTGCGGCCCGCGAATGTTCCACACCTTCAACATACCCTCAAGGAACTCCAGCGGGGCGAACTCAAACGGGGCGTCCACGCCAGCAAACGCCTTCATGTTCGCAAGCGATAGCCGGTCAGCGGCGTTCAGTACCACCGCACCAGCAGCCAAGCCCTGAATGCTATTCCCGTGATAGGCCCCGGTGACACACTCGTCTATCACGATATGGGCCGTGGCCTTGCGCCTCATGCACTCGCCCATCGCTACGCCCATTACAATGTCAACGTCGGCGGAATCGCCCAGCCAAGACAACGCCATGCGAGTCTGCTCGTAGCCCTTATTGTCCCACCCGGCCAGGGTCGTGTTGCTCGGGCTGTAGACTATCCTCAGCCGCTCGGTTGGCTTCTCGCCGACGTAGAACATCGGGTGCTTCAGGGGTATCAGGTTCGGGACCATCTCACAGCCGGGATACAACCGCGTCTGGTACTCGCCGATCACAGCCCACGGCCATCCGTCCTGCTCAAGTCGCCGGTAAATGTGCTGCGGCTGCGAGACGTACAGCCCGACAGTCGGCTTGCCCTTCGGATACCACGGCATCTTGTACGGGTGGCCCTGGTAAGCGAATATCAGGTCCGAATTGCGGATCATCTCGATCTCGCGTTCGTGCGGCGGCCAGTCCTCATCCCGTGGCATCAGCCTACCGTCGTTATAACCAGGCGGGCAGCAGCACCACGAATCGTAGCCCGCTTCTTTGAACGCTTCGGACCAAGACCAACATGCACCCGCTACGGGTGTCATGCTCAGGTGGCAGATTCGCATGGGGTTCCTTTCCCTATTGTGCAGCTTTCAGTTTCTTCGCCCGCGTCGCAAGTTCAGCGTTCTTCCCGCCCAGCTTGATAGCCGCCGGTGGCCGTCCAGTGGACCGTTTCACCGCGTTCAACGTCGGGACAGGTCCGCGTGGCTCCTGCCTGCCTACAACTATCAGAGGCTTCTCAAGCTGCGCCACGTTATCGACGGCGTACTCTTCCGGGACCATCACACACATGCACGCGCCGCCACAATACGTCCCGCCCGCCCCAGGGCCGTCAACAGCGGCCTGCTGTTGGGTGTATATCCCACCGTGCCGGTCTGTACACGACGGGCAGGCGTCCGAACCGTTCACGGCGACCCAGACCATGTTCGTGTACCCACGCTTAACCCATTCCATTCGCATCGCCATCTCGCTTTCTCTGCGGATAGCGTCACGCTCAGCACCCTGGACGGCCGACTCCATTCTGACATAGAATGAGGTCAGCCGAGACGGGGCAAGTTTCCCCTTGGCCTTGGATAAGTCTTTCTTGCTCGCGCGTAGGCCCTTTCTCGCACGTGCGCGGCCTCGATTCGATGCACGAGCCATTGCCTCTTCGGCGTCCTGCACGGCCTTCGCGGCCTGGTCAACTTCTCTGCCAATCGTCACCATTCGCGCGTGTTCGGCACGGTCAGCGGCAAGCATCTGCTCGATGAGCGTCTTCTTCGCTACGTTGTCCCGCGCAGCCTCAGCGAACGCCACGCGAACGGAACTGCTGAACCCGCCCATCTCGCTATTCAGCTTCGCAGTGAACTGGGCAAGGTTCTTTCGGCTATACGTCCGAAGGGCATTGATCGACTTCTGACGCGCTACCGTAGCCGACTTACCTAACGTCGGTAGCGTCTCAAGCATCGGCTGGGCGGCCGCCCGCCCAACCTCACGAGCGAACTGCATGAACTCGCGTGTCACCTGCCGCAGAACAGCATCGTGCAATGCCTTCAGCTTCTTGGGGTTCACCGACTCAAGCGGACTCGAATACATCGCGGCCGATACATACCGGCCCATGACCTTCTCAAGTTCACTTCTTTGGGTAACGCCCTCGATCAACTCGCGGCGAATGGCGACGGACTCAAAGATCGCGTCCACTAGACATCCCCGTCCGTGGGCTCAACGTCGTTCGCCATCAGAACATCAGCGGCCGCCTCTATCTCAATCGCAGCCTGCTCAGCGTCGGGATCGTCGTTGCGGATCAGCAGGTTGCCGAACCGCTCAAGCAGCGCCTTGCCGAGCATCGGCGTATTCACCGCTACGCTATCCAAGTCCACGAACCACGTCTTCATGTACTCCAGCAGGTCAGCGGCCGAATCCAGCACGAACTGCTTGTTGTACCGAACGGTGTAGCCCAACACCTCGCCAGCGTTCTTGTCTTTGGGAATCTTATCGCCGGTGGCCATCACAACGGCCTGGCGCATCATCTCGGTTTCGACGGCCTCCATCTCGCTCGCCGTCGAAAGAAGTTCGTTTCGCAGGTCAGTCATCTCAAGGGCCAGCTTCACGCCGGACGCCTGATTCCCGGAAATATCGCCCATGCCACCGCGGAACTTCAGCAGACGCAGGATCTCGTCAAGGTACATCTTGAGCCATTCGCGCTTCTCGGTGATTGGCTGGGTACTGCCCTGGACAACATCAAGATCGGCATCGATGGATTCAGTACACCACAGCATCAGCGGGCCAAGGCTATCAGGGGCCTGGTCGGACGCCACGCCCTTGAGCACCCACCTGGCCACAGCGGCCAGCAGGTCCATATCGGCCTGACTCTTCAGGTTCATCGCACAGCGGGCAACCACAGCGGCGCGGGTGATAAGCGACAGAGGCACCCCGCCCTCACCCGGCACCATCGACTCGCCGCAGTAGAACTTAATCGCCGGGACGATACCCAGATCATGCTCGCCCTCGGCAACTAGAATCGCCTCGGCGTCGTCCTTGCCCTGCTTCTCGATGTTCTGGGCCCACTTCGTCCACGTCTCAGGTGTCAGCGTCAAGAACTGGCGGATACCCGGCGGGCCGTCTTTCTCAGACGGCGCGGGAATCTCGCCCAGGGAATACCGAACCCACTGATAGATATTCGAGCCGGTAGTCGCCCAATCAACTTTCTGCAAGGCCGTAAACTGCAACCAGAACGGCCGCAGACCTGCGTTTGTTTCGTCCGCCTTGCTCCTGATCTCCATACCCTCGGGCGCGGCCGTCATCTGCGTTACAATGTCAACGCCCATCGAGTTACGAGCCCACAATGCACGCCGCATGAACCGATTGAGACTCGTCCCCTCACCGTCAGCGTCGGCAACCAGCTTCCCAATCAGGTCAGCGTATTTCGAGCCTTCATACTCCCTCGCAGGCGGGTCGCGGAACAGGTTGTCTTCACGAATTGCCAGAGCGTCCGGGATCATATCAAGCGGGCACGACATGTGAACTCGGTAGGCGTAATTCGCAGCCTCCTCCGCTTCGTACTTGCGCAGGTTCCGGCCTGAGTCCAGAATGTCGAGCGTATTCTGCGCGAAGTCTTCCTCAAGCTGCCATCGCGGCCCGTGCTTCGCACGCAGAGCGCCCGGCGTGGATGGGTTGAATGTGTCTGTTTCTGCCATCAGGATATTCTCATTGTTCCAAAACTATTGGAAGTACTGCGGTGTCTGTTGGTCGTGTAATATCTCAGCGCGTCAAGCCCGTGATCCAACGGCTGCGGTTTCACCGGCTCATCGATATACTCGCCGTTCAATTTGCGGTTCTTGTAGCTCTCAAACGCCTTGGCGAGCATCTTGCACGCGCCAGCAACGAACATGCGCGGCTTGCCCGCCGCAGGCTGCAAAGCACCACGAATCAGGCCGATACCGTTCTTTACTTCCGTCGCCCACCTGTCAGTTCTGTATCGAGGCCGTACGCCAAGGATCGACGCCAGTACGTCAACGTCGCTCCGGCCAGTCTGGTCGTTCCGACTCCTACCGGCAGGGTCGCAGAACGTCGCCTCCACCTTCAGCGGCGGGAATATCGTGTCACGCGCCAGAATCGCTCGCCCGTTGTCCGCCACCGTCGCATTTTCGGCCCACATCTCGTCAACGACGTAAATCCGCCCGTGCTTGTCCTCCTGAATCCACAGGCAGACGAAGTTGTTCAGGCCCCAGTCAATCGCCCGGTACGTCGGAAGGGCGCTGTCAAAGTCCAAGTCTTGTATAACGTGAATCCTACGATCAAACGCCGGGTACACCAGCCCAGCCACGCTCGGACGGTTG